CACACATATCAAACTCAGGAAATGTTTTCCAAAGCAGTCGTATCTGGTGGTACTGGAGTATATTACTCCGCAGATAACATTTGGATTATTGGTAGACAACAAGAGAAGAAGGGAACAGAAATTGAAGGATATAATTTTATTATCAACGTAGAGAAATCTAGGTTTGTTAAAGAGAAAAGTAAGATTCCTATTTCAGTAACTTGGGAGGGCGGTATTAAGAAGTGGTCCGGATTATTAGATGTTGCTCTTGAAGGTGAATTTGTTGTTAAGCCCACTATGGGATGGTACTCAAAAGTCGATATGGAAACGGGCGTAGCCGAAGAAAGTAAAGTACGGGCCGCCGCAACGGAAACTAAAGAATTCTGGGATGGAATAATTGATCATCCAAAATTTACAAAATATGTAGAAGAAAAGTACGCCATGGGCTCCAGATTACTCCAATCCATAGATGCCGATGAGTGAACAAACTATGTCCGATGTCTTTTATATAAAGACTAAAGATGAAACAACATTTGCAATATATGACTTGACTCTATCTGATGGGTGCGATATAATATCTTTTGGTTATAATTTTATTGATGAAAATCCACTAGACAAGTCTCATTATGATAAAGAGGTTTGTACAATTGTGGAAAAACAAGTGGATAAAGCTATTAAATCGGAAATAGATAATGCAGAAAAAAGGGAAAATACGTGAATATAGAAGCCACTATAATATCTAATCTCCTCCATAATGAGGAGTATGCACGAAAGGTAATTGTATTTTTAAAGGATGAGTATTTTATGGATGCTTCAGAGAAGGTGGTATTCTCGGAGATACATAAATTCTGGACAAAATATAATGATGTTCCTTCAAAAGAAGCACTTCAGATTGCTGTGGATGAGAAAGATGATATTAGTTCTACGATATATGAAGAAGTGGAAGCATTAATCAAGTCTCTTGGAAAGACAGATAATAATGCCGATTGGCTCCTGGACGAAACAGAAAAGTTCTGTAAAGATAAAGCGGTCTATAATGCTATTATGGAGTCAATAGAAATTATTGACGGAAAGCATAAGAAGAAAAAAAACGATGGGATTCCCGACTTATTGTCCGATGCTCTATCAGTATCATTTGATACTCATATCGGACACGATTTCTTAGAAGATTCGGATGATCGGTTTGAATTCTATCACTCAACAGAAGAGAGGATTCCATTTGATATTGAATATCTGAACAAGATTACAAAGGGTGGAGTTACTCGCAAATCACTAAACATTCTTATGGCTGGCACAGGTGTCGGTAAGACTATTGGTATGTGTCATATGGCAGCCGCTAATTTGACATTAGGTAAGAATGTTTTGTATGTTACAATGGAAATGGCTGAGGAACGTATTGCTGAAAGAATAGATGCCAACTTACTTGATATTGAAGTGAATCGCCTGAAAGATTTAACCAAGGTGATGTACGACAAGAAGATGGAGCAACTTAAACAGAAAGTCAAAGGGAAGATAATCATTAAAGAATTCCCTACATCACAAGCACACGCAGGTCATTTCAGACACCTGTTAAACGAATTATCGTTAAAGAAAGATTTCAAACCAGATATTATCTATATTGATTATTTGAATATCTGTGCATCTCAAAGATTAACAGGATCAAATTCTGTTAATTCATACACTTATGTCAAAGCAATAGCAGAAGAACTTAGAGGTCTGGCAGTTGAATTTAACGTGCCCATTTGGTCTGCCACACAGACCACACGTTCAGGTTTCGGTAGTTCAGATGTAGGATTAGAAGATACTTCCGAATCATTTGGTTTGCCGGCAACTGCGGATCTCTTTCTTGCTATTATCCAGACAGAAGAATTAGAAGGACTGAATCAGATTATGGTAAAACAATTGAAAAATCGATACAATGATGTCGCTATATTCAGACGATTTGTTATCGGTATCGACAAAGCGAAGATGAAATGGTATGACGCCGAGCAATCTGCCCAAGAGGACATCATCGGAACTACTTCTTCTGGACCTACTCCTCCATCAAATGAATCTCAATTTTCCGGAGCTAATAAAAAGAAGGCTTTCAAGGAATTTAAAATGTAACGTCCGATTCTTATAAATATGTAGAGTTAGATTATATTAATTTATAGGAAATTATGAAGAAATTTGCCAGTTATATAAAAGCTCCTCTCACTCTTGAAGAGAACATAAAGGAGCTTGTAAAATTAAAGACAGCCAAAGAAGGCCCGGTAGAATTTACTTTTGCCAGCAACGAAACGATTTCAAATGATATACCCGGACTTTTTGGATTTTCACCCAAAGGTAATGGTTTTAGTGTAAAAAAAGATTGTGGAGTTGTTCAATCAAATCCAGAAATTTACGGGGAAGGACAAGATAATCCAGATAGGCCTAAATTATATGGATGTCAGGGTCCATTGGGACCCACTCCTCAGCAAGCTCTTAATGGCGCGGGCTATATAGCTTTTCCATATTCAGGAACCACTTTTAGTAAAGGCACGACAACTTGGGTTATAGCAAAACAGTTTTTTGGAAAATGGCTAGGAACACATTTTGTCAATAAGTACAATCCAAATAATTCACTTGAAACCAAATGGCTGACACCAAAGAAAATGGGTGTAGCTACCGGTTCGCATTTGAAGCCGAAAGAAATAATCCGCAACGTTACTCAAAAAATTGATGATCACAAATTATTAACAAATGAAGTCAAGGAAAAATTAAAATATTGTCTAGAGTTAGTGGATGATGGGAACACGAGTTATTTTAAGAGAGGTAAGAGCCAAGATAAACTTCCAGATAAACATAAAACATCCATTATTAGTTTCAGGACAACTTTGCCAGGAAAGGAATTAACTAGCTCAGAATTAACGACAATCTCTAAGGATTTTGGAGAAATATTATGTGGAATTTGGGCTTGCCGGAACATTGGCTACACGGCCTGTCTATTTCCTTCCGATGAAGGTAAAGCATTAATAGATTTTTATGGAAAATTTCCGGGATGGCCAGATACACCAATTTCAGTAAAATCAGGATCAGGTGCTTCAACTACAATGAAGAATTTAACCGATCCTCTTATAAAATTGCTTAACGCTAGACCCGGAACTGGACAAGGCGACTGGGGAGCTGCCTCTGCGTGGACCAAGAAGGAAATAGATGCAGTTTATCGTTTTATGGTTTTAATTACTTCCACGGATACAATGAGTGGTATTCTACAAATGCACGAAAAATTGGGAACTGGATCATTTAAAGAGTTGGTAGCCGCTACTGGTATATCTAATCCAACTGTAGCATCTCTCGAAACCTGGCTACAAAGTGTTGAATTGATGAAAGATAAGAAGTGGAAAAAAGGAATCAAAAGAGTTCCAAGCAAGGATGCAGTAAAAAAGAAATTAAAAAACTTTTATAAACAGTTAGGATCGGAACCAGAGCCGGCATCGTGGACCAAGTATGAAAATGAATCTCTCAAAAAACAGGTAGGAGTTATTATAGGACCATTGGGAATGGCTCTTATAAAAATCCTGAATGAAGATGAATTTATTAAACATTGCTTGACAAAGGCTGCCCGTACTATTGTACTATTACAAATGAATGTTGATGTAAAAGCAAAAACGATGTCTTTTAGAAGAGGCGCTTTTAAGGACTTTATGTTTAGTTTTAGTTGGGGCGGCGGCACAACCAATCCACATAGAAACAAATTCGGATTTAAAGCAGAGACTTTCAAATAATGAAAAGATTCAATACATATTTAGCGGAAGAAAAACTCAAACATTTAGAGCATTTAGAAGATGCTCTATTTAATCAGGGTTATGGAGGAGCAGAAGAGGCTTTACGAATGCTAGAGGAGATAGTTGCCTCACTTCAAGGCTCTAGTAAAACGAGTGTTAATATACAGAGCAAAGTAGATGGTGCTCCTTCAATCATTGCTGGAACTAATCCAGAAAATGGAAAGTTCTTTGTAGCGACCAAATCCTTATTCAATAAGACTCCTAAAATTAATTATACGGATGCTGATGTTGATGCAAATCACTCCGGTGATTTAGCAACGAAAATGAAATTAGCATTAAAGCATTTCCCAAAATTAGGAATTGATGGTATTATTCAAGGAGATTTTATGTTTGTTCCAGCAGACTTAAAGAAAGAAACCATCGACGGAGAGTCGATGATTACCTTTACTCCTAATACTATCACCTACGCTGTCCCAGATGATCAACCACTAGCTAAGACTATTCAATCGGCTAAAGTTGGAGTTATTTGGCACACATCATACACGGGAGATACTATTGCAGACCTATCCGCAGTATTCTCAGTTAATGTTGGCGCACTAAC